CATAGAGTATTAACTATGTTAAGGTCTTATCTATTAATACTAAGCTTGTAGAAACTGGATAGAAAATTATCAAGCACGCGGGTTCAACTCCCGCCACGTCCACCAATTTATGCCGGTACGGTCAATCGCGAGACTGGTTCAAATCAGACTAGAGTGTACTGATACCGAAAATGCCGGCACCAATTTTTACTACACACGGACAAGGCTTTTGGCCCAAAAGTGTTAGCGACAAGCTAAAGTACAGCGAGCAACGGGTAATTCCGCGCCAAATAGGGATAGGTAGCGAGTGGTGATGTAGTAAGTTCGGTCTAATTGTATACCGTGAATACATTAACTAACCAAATCATTGGCTCCAATGTGCGTTTGGGCACTGAAATGCCAGTGGATAGTTTTATATGGGGTTGTAGCTCAGCTGGTTAGAGCAACGTGTTGATAACGCGTGGGTCATAGGTTCAAGTCCTATCAGCCCTACCATAGGAGGGTGGATCGATAGGTAAGACAGGAGTTTCATAAGCTCCCCCATGTGGGTTCAAATCCCACCCCTCCTACCATTTTTTAACTTGACTTTAAATATAACAGTTTTACTATAAGTAAATATATGAAACGTCCTGATTTTCAGACTTGGTCTAAAAAAGTAAGACAGCAACCACTTATGGAAGCTGGACCGAGTGAATTGTTTGATGCGGAGTCTTGGATTATAGACGGAGAACTACTTAAAGCTAAAGTTAGCGATATTAAGCCGTCAACACTAGACGAACTGATAAAGGCAGGTCTTGTTGAAAAATGAAGTTTGACGAATTATTAAAACGTTTACTTATATTAGAAGGGGATATTAAGCCTAAAGAAGTATTTTGGCAACACGCTCCTTCTCGAAAAGAACTTGCATTGCAAACTGTAGTGGGTTTAGAGCCTTCCGGGCCTATTATAATTGGTGGTACTATTGCTGCAAAAAAATTAAACCAGGTTATTCAAACTCAGCAATTTACTGATGAATTTGTTAAGGGGCCTGCTGACAATCAAAATTTATTAAGACAGCTAATTAATCAGTGGTTATCTGGAGATAATTCTATTAAAAGCGAACATAAGCATAGTTTGCGTAGTGGTGGATTTATATGGGATGCTAATTCAAAGCATCCTTCTATTAAAGTAAGATTTGACATTGATGGTAAGAACCGCATTCTAATTTTTAGAAATGTGTGGTGGTCTTATAACGAATACGAAAGACAATTTACCGCATAATTTATTAAAAAAGTACTTGACGTTTAGAGTAGATGCGCCATAATAGTCTTTGTTCTTTTAAATAATGCTTGGTTAGCTCAGTTGGTTAGAGCAATTGATTTACATTCAATAGGTCGTAGGTTCGAGTCCTACACTAAGCACCATTTTTTGTGACGGAATAAACCTTATCCATAGGGTTAACGTATGTGAGCAGGGAAGACCTGTTTACAGTTTCGGAAATCAAAAGTAAGTAAGGTACTATGCTGAGGCTTAGGTCGGCTAACCGAAGCTACCAGAGGTACAAATCGTAAGCATGAATATACATGATATGGCGATTTGTTAAGATGCGACGGCATCATCTGACTGAATAACTGAAATTGATATTCTTGAATGGAGGTAATCATTAGCCCTCCCATTAATCTCGACTATGCGAGTATAAATAGGATTTAAGCATAGTGCGGCCCATTGAGGGCGTATCGTCTCGCGTCAGTGGCTGTGCACGGCCGTAAAGTGTTCTTAGTTTACCCGTACAGGGTAAATTACCCACGCTGATAATATAAAAAACGTGACAAAAGAAAAAGAGCTGTGCAGGCTCCTATCTTAAATCACACCTAGAAGCACAAGGGCAAGCGGGACACCATTTTCTGCAGAGTGGAGCAGTAGTAGCTCGTCTGGCTCATAACCAGAAGGTCGACGCGTGCAATTCCGTCCTCTGCATCCAATTTATAAATATTAAAAAATGAAAATACCGGTTGAGTGTAAAGGCTGTGGAGCTTGCTGTATTAATAAAGACAGAAAGTGGATTGAAGTCACTTTGACCGATTCTATTATTATACCGAAAGAGTTTTTACAGCCTGGAGACATTCAACCTTTTGCAATGAAACAAGCTGAAGATGGGCGCTGTATTTGTCTGGATAAATACAACAATTGTTCTATATACGAAATAAGACCGACTATCTGCAGAACAGTGCAGAAAGAAGATAAAATTTGTTTAAATTCTCTTGCCGCCGTCGTCTAGCCTGGTTAGGACGCCTCCCTTTCACGGAGAGAACAGGGGTTCGAATCCCCTCGGTGGTACCATCTAATAACTTATTGATCAAACCGGATCAACTGGTAGTTCTGGATTATCGTAACAAAGAGATTTCCACTCCGGGTATACAAAAATATCTCCGTGCCAGTTAAAAAACTGTCTACGATCATTGTAGTATATGTTTTTAGCATTACTGAGAACTCCAACCCACCAGCAGTAGGTTCCTTCGCTTAAGACAATATTATTAAAGTCTTTACCGAAATTAATAGTTTCTACTGGTATAGTAGAAGTGTACAGAGTGAGATTATATTTCTCTATTAAGTATTGTACATCAGGATGATTAGGGCTATCTGAAGTTATATACCCACCGTAACATCCTTGCTGGTAAAGCCTTTCAATAGCGTCTTTATAAAAATCTAAAGGTAGTCGTTGTCGTCTTTTAGCTACGTCCCCTAAACGCACTATAACAAATATTTCCTTTTCTGGTCGAGGGTAGTAATTTATATCAAATACATCTCTAATTTGAGATTTATAAGGAAGCACAAAATCTTTTAACTGAAAATAATGTTGAAAATGATATTGAGCATCAGGTACATTTTGAGCGTTTAATAATTCTAAAAAATTTAAGTCATGTACCGGTATATAAGGTACTTCAAAACTTCGTGTGGTGTGTATAGGCTTAGATCTAATTGATGAGTTTAATTCATTAAAACCTGTTGATACAGGTTGAGGTAGATCAGGACTCAAAGGGAAATACGGTAACAAAGGGGTAACATTAAAGTTTAAATTGTGTTTTTTTGCAAACACGTATGCGGCTACATACATTAATAATGAATTACCTAAACGATTCCCCCACCCGTATTCTATCGTTACCATATCCAGTACTAATTAAGGCAAGTTGATAATTCCACTTTATAATATATAAATATAAACGTATGAAGAAACTAACATTATTCATTATTAGCATCGCAATGGCTTCCATTGCTTCCGCAGTTACTTTCTCTGCTGATGCTGCATACAAGACCAAGGTATTCGATAGCGGTACCGTAATCTTCGAGGATGCAGTAGTGGCAGGGGTAGAAGCAGAAGCTCTGGGATTCGTTCTCGGTGTTAATACCTTCAACCCAGTAGAGGCTAGAAACGTAGCCGGTAAGACCGCTAGTTCAGGTTTGTTCAAGCGAGTTGACGCCACAGTTGGTTATCGTTTCACAGCCCCTCTTGCCAACCTAACACTTGGCGCAGTACATAAGAGCTTCTCTAAGTCTGCTCAAGCTGATGGTCATTCAAGTAATACTGCACTTGTTGCGCGCTTGAACGGCGGCGTAAAGGGCACCCTCTTTGTATGGGATGCAGGGGTAACCGTAGATAGTAAGAACCGTACTAATAATCTTGAGGCAAACGTAAGATTGCCTTTTGGTTTTAAATGGGTTAAGATCGCACCTGCAATCGGTCTTGGGTTTAACGATCCAGGAGCTGCTACTATTGCTGCGCTTAGAAACGCTAAGCGTTATGCACTTGTAGGGGTAGGCGTTGGTTATTATTCAAAGACAACTGATGTATATGCTGAATACGTACAGCGTCGTAATTCATTCACCACCTCTGGCGGGGATGTAGATGCTGTCGCAGCAGGCGTACGTCTTAGATTCTAATATAATCTAGTCTGGTTAAAACTAACCCCTCACTTCGGTGAGGGGTTTTTTATTTTGTTAAATATGAAACTGAAGTGCTCGATTGAGCTTATTAGCGAATTGCTTTTTATCTATACCTGCTTTTTCCTGTAATTTTATTTCTCTTTTTAAAGCCTCAATAAAACTCTTAGATAAATTAAAGTTTTTAGGGTAGAACATGCGTTGTTCTTTTTTAATCATTCCATATTGTTCCATTAACTCTTGAAATTTCATAGATGTAATATAGAATACTTATCTGTATGACAAGCAATTACAATGTTACCTATTGCAATGAACATATCTACGCTCTTAATTATAAAGATGTTTATTTAGTGCCTAATTATAGTGATCTAAGTTCTCGTACTCAGGCAGATACAAGTGTTAAGATAAAAGATTACAGATTTGTATTACCTGTTATGCCGTCAAATATGAAATCAGTGGTAGATTTAAAAACTTACCATCTTTATGATACTCTTGGATTAATTCCAATTATGCATAGATTTAATATGACTAACGTTGACGTACTGCGCCGTATTAGTACTGACTGGAAAGCTATTAGCGTTGGTGTTAAACAACAAGACAGAGAAGATCTTGAAAACTGTAAGCAATTATCGCTATTCCCATCTTGCGTATGCATCGATATTGCACACGGTCATAGCAAAGCTATGAAAGACATGATTGAGTTTGTTAGAAGTTTGTTTTCTAATACTATTATTATTGCGGGTAATGTCACTACCGGCCAGGCCTGTAAAGATCTTGCTGAATGGGGCGCAGATTTAATTAAAGTTGGTATCGGTCCTGGTCAGGTTTGCTCTACTAAGAATAAGACTGGGTTTCATATGCCTATGTTTACTGCAATCAAAGAGTGCGCGGCCGCGTCTCCGGTTCCTATTATTGCCGATGGCGGATTTAGAGAGAATGGAGATATTGCAAAAGCTTTGGTAGCAGGCGCTACATTCTGTATGATTGGCGGAATGTTTGCAGCCTGCTCGGATTCCCCCGCGACAATGGTGAACGGTAAGAAAGAATATTATGGCAGTGCTTCTGAGAGAAATAAGGGTTCCGTAAGGAATATCGAGGGATTCACTACACATCTAACACCCACTAACACTATTACTAGCAAGATTAGAGAAATCCAAGAAGATCTTCAATCCGCTATTAGCTATGCCGGAGGAAGAGACTTGTCCGCTCTTGATCTTTCTAAAGTACAGTATACAATAGTAATGAATTAATCTTATGTCAAAAGAAGAATATGTCCAACTTGAGGCTGTTCGCGAAGCCCTCCAAAAAGTAGTACAAGACGAGAACGCTATTGAAAAAGTTCTCGATTTGCTTAGCGAGGCTACTGTAAAAGTTGATGAAACTAAGCAACCTGAAGATGCAGAAACCGAAAATGAAGCAGATAGTGAAGGCTCAGACGAGCCTAAACTTAAGAAGCAATACGGTATTCTTGTTTCCGACAAGGACGGGGTTATTAAAACTAATCTAGTTGGTTGGGTATTCCAGATGCCGGAAAACGAAGATACCCGAGATGTAATCGAGCACATTAAGAAAGCTGCATATAATTTTAATGCTTCTAAGAAAGGTCGTAAGTATCCAGTTAATACTATCGGTCAAGCTATCGAAGGAGTGGGTAATAAGTTCTTTAAGCCTTATAACGTAAGCTTGAAGACTAAGGAACCTGTCTTGGTTATTACCACAGACAACGTTTTGCCTCGTAGTTAAAGTCTACTAACTCTTAAATAAAAAGCTGAGCTCAAAAGGCTCAGCTTTCTTTTCGTAGTTCTGCCGCGTAATGAGCAAATCTATGATGATTAATAGGAGACGCTAAAAGTACAGCAGGCCGTATTTTACCTTTTTTGGTTTCTTGAAAAATATACGACATCCAAGTCTGTTCAAAGGGGTGGTCCCATTTTGTTTGTAAAAACATTTTTTTATTACCCGCTCTTGTAACAAGTTGTGGCCAGTTACAATAGTATATATCTCCATCAATATAACTAAGACTATCTACTGTGTGTATATTGTTAAATTTAGTTAGAGGCGCTTTAGGATCTAAACCAAATTCTGGTAGTTTAGATTTTTCAGGCCAATACTGCTCTCTAATGTTTTGAGGTACGTTGTACCAAGCCCACTGAGTTTTGTTGTCCCCGTAAAATTCTGTAAAGCTAAATTTTAAAAAATCATACTTGTGTTTTGCAATAATTTTATGAATTTTGTCGAATAAATTAAAAGTATACCTAGGAAAACCATTAATACATATATCTTTATTCTCCTCTTTTAAGAGCATATCATCTTCTAGAAATATATAAAAATCATGAGAAGACTGTTCAAAGTGTTCAGCGATAAACTGGCGGCCGCCACATATACCTAAATTATCTTTCTTTATATGGGTAAAGTTATATTTTCTACAGAGCTCGATATATTCTGACGTTGTACTTAAATCAGTACTATTATCTAATAAATAGTTTGCTGTATTTAAAATAAACTTCGGATGTTTTAGATAGCTTTCTACTAGAGTTTCAAATTGTTTAGGAGAATTAAAAGTAATTACATACAAAGCAGTAGATGTATTAGCAAGTTCTATTGGGGCATCAGGTATATCAGGTATTTCTAAAGTAACCCTATTATTTTTTAATTCTTCTGCAAAATATGAGATCAGCCCGTTATCTTGCAACATAAACCGTCTATAGGTTTCTGGCTCTAAATAAGCCATTACAGTGAAGATACTTTCTTCTGTACCCATATAGCCTTCTTTAAGAGAATTACCTAAAAGATGGTAATAGGTACTATTAGCTTTTTTAATTACGTCTTTATGCCCACCAAATAAACCGCCTCTACAAACATATCTTACAAAATCAGCTTTAGCGTATCGATTCATTCCGTCTCTTTTAAACCCATGTATTTCATCATTACCAGTGTAAGGAAAAGACAAGAATAAAAAGTCCTTTAAATAAGGAGTAATTTTGTCTAAAATTTTATCATGCGTAAAATAACCAGGATGTACAGTATTAGTAATGCCCCCGTCTAGCCAGATAAAATAATCAGTGTTGAACGGGTTAAAACAAGTTTGGTCATGTAACATAAACATCTTAGACATAACCATTGGGTTATAATATTCTAGTGTTGCTTGAGTACTATTACGTAACCATTCCGCTTGAGAAAGCCATTTTTCGTCTTTTCTTAAAGTTTGTATATCTTGATAGAAATCAAAACGATTTTTAAATTCTTCAACCTCCTTAATATATACCCTAGTGTTTTCAGGTTTACGATTTTGCCAGACTATACTTTCATATTGCTGTTCAATATATATAGACATGTTTACGTCTACCTGTAGCAGCTTTATAAAATTATCTATATAGTGTTGAAAGGGTCGCTTAAAGCCATCCCCAGCTTGATCTCTTTTTAGATCCCATATACCTGTTACTACTGTTAAATTATTCTTGCTCATGAATACGAGTGAAAATTTTATAGAAACTATTTGCGTCTTCTGTTAAGTAACTAGTTACTTCTCCAGGAGAGTAAAACCACCATACGTCAAATTTTTGAAGAGAAAATTTGTCTGGAAAAGCTGCGTATAAGCAATTAAAAAGATGTTCTTCAAAACAATGTACTTTACTATCTATAGATTCTTTTAATATGCTTTTATAGTACGGAAGCATTTGTAGTAAATCTGTTTTAAAACCACCGAAAATACCGCCGACTAGATGGTCTACTACTCTTATTTCTTTGTCAAAAGCTTTTTTAGTCAGCGCTTCTAGTTGTGTGTTGTCTCCTTGAGACGGTAAAGAACAGTAAAAAAGCTTTCCAGGTTGTATACTTTTTAATAAATTTTTGCCTAATTTTGGATTAAAAATATTTTTAGAATTATCCGGGTAATAAACCTCTTTGGGGTGTTTTCTTAAAAGCTCTACCCCTCCAACTCTTTCAGGTATAATACCATGGTGTGGGAGCCCAGCATCTATCCACATATAAACATCATCGTCAGATAGATTTCTTTCTATAGCATCTTTAACCCAAAACAATTTATTAAAACACAGTATCTCGTTACGATCATTAGGTACATCTTTGAAGAATGTTCGTTTCCACTCTATATATTCTTTAAAATGTATAAATTGATCTAGCTCGTATTCTATTACATACAGATTTTTAAAATGCGAGGCTAAAGTTGCTCTACAATTTGAAGCATGAAGTTTAGAGCAATATAAAACGAGATCGTATCCTAAATTACCTATATTAATTAGAGTAGGATGAAAAAAATCTAAACCTCGACCTCGACCCCCTATAACCGTGGTATAATTATTATCGTAAATTGCTGTAACAAAGATCATTTTCTTATTTTTCGACAGTATTCAAAATCTAAAAAGTGGGAAGATAGTTTATGAGGGGTATATAAATTCCAATTATAAGTCATTACATAATGATTATTATCATTAGTTAAATTAATATCAGAAAACACTGGTCTTTGAGTAACCAGAGGAGAAATTGGAGTATATGCCTTACCTTCAGGGTATACAAATGTATCTAAAAGTACATCAATTGGTATTTGCTTATTATTAGGATTAGGATCGTCATAAAAATCTATAATTTTTTTAGCCACAACTCTATTATAGATTAACCCTACTGTACCATATATACCTCTATGTTTATTTAAATCTCTTGGTGGCAAATCTGCTATATCGAGGAAATTACCTACTACCTTGTTTACTGGTCTATGAAATGCAGGTCCTAAATTAATAATATTGCATTCTTTATTTTGTAATTCGTTATTTAACACCATTAAAAAATCTTTTGCATAGGGCATAAAGAACAAATCATCCTCAAAGACAACAACATAATCGTCATTACTTTCTAGAAGTTTTTTTGCAATTTCTTTATGGGATAACAAACACCCTTCATAGCTATTGGTATCGATTGCCTCAAATACTTTATAATTCCAGCCCATATAATGCATTTCTGTAACGGCATGTTTTAAGCGCTCGGGTCTTCTTTTTAAGTTTATAACGTAAGTGCTATAATCTTGTATATTTTTCATATATTACCGGTAATAGGGTCTGCCCAGCCTTTACTAACACTATGCGGCCAAACTATCCAACTACATGGCTTAACAGAGGTATCAAATTGACGCCAAATTTTACAATATTTATCGGGATCTTTAAACATACGTTCGATTTCAGCAGCATCTGCATCTTTACGATATAAATCTTTACCATCTTTATCTTTAAACGCAACACACCAAAAGTCATAATCTTTTTCCGGTACTTGATCGTATCTTATATCAATACAGTGCTTAAATATTCTGCAAAGAGACTTTTCCCAGTCTTCTACAGGCGGATTTGGAGGATACAGTCTATCTAGAGTATATTGCTGTACCGCTCTATGCTTGAAGCTTATACCTGCATATCTTTCGTAATCATGTAAAGCCCTTACTGTACCGAACCCATATGGTCCAAAATCAATGTCCCGCTTTTCCCCATCCATCTCGAATAGTTTACGGTTACGCAAATGGCACTTATTATTACTTTCTATCCAGGTAGAATGGTCATCCCAATGCTTTGTTCTACCCTTACGAGTGTATTCATGCCATGCTATAATCTTATGAGGATGAAATAAATCGTATCCCCAAGTGTAAGCCCTTACTGCAATACTAATTTCTTCCCCGTGAAAATAATATTCAGGGTCATGCGGTACCTCTTTGCAAAATTGACCCAAGGTAAAACAAAAGTGCGCTGAATAAAATCTAGACGGTACAGGTTCTGTTCTTTCCATGTAGTCATCTATAGATGCCGGTAAAAAGAATATAGCTCCTTCAGGAATGAAACGATCAAAATCCATTTTCCAAGGCACAGACACTCTTCTTTGAGGATCATTTTCAGGGTCAAAGCTTGAAATATAGCCTGTTAGTAAAGGCTTAGGATGTCCTTTTCCCTGAAGTTGCTTTAACATACCAATTATAATTTCATCCCAGTCCTTAGTAAAACGGTGGTGAGAATCTAGTTGTAAGGTATACGTTTCCCCTTTATATTGCTGTTGTATTAAATTACGAATCCAACAGGCGCCCTTTGCCTCTCTATAAGGTATATCTAAAATTTGAATATTAGGGTAGTTTTTTAACTCATCAATTTTTTCCTCCTCACTGTGTTGCCAACCTATACAGAAATGCAATCTCTCAGGGTGTTTTGCGTTAGCAATACAATCTAATACTGTCGGTACTAGCTGCGGGTCTCTATAGGCAGCTATCTGTATAAAAATGGTTTCCTCCATATGGAGAAATTTATAGAACTTTCTTTATAACTCAACTTACGGGTTCACACTATTACCTGGTCCATTGTAAGTAGCAAATACACTCTGAGATGGAGCATAATAGTCCGGAGAAGTATAAGTTTGGTTCGGCGTGGTAGCAGCTACTGCTGTATTAGTTGCATTAACTGCAACTGCCGCATTACGAACCGCGGTAGGGCTTGTCAATAAAGTTAAAGGTATATTTTTAAATACGTGATTATGAGGCTGGTCTATAGTTAATGTACCTGCGTTAAGAGTGATTTCTACATTATAAGGTACATTTTGTAATGCATTACCCGACCCGCCAGGGTTAATTTTTAAAGTACCAGTTGCTGTAGCTATACCCCAATTACCGCTTGATGCTTGTATTTTAGTTTGTTCTGTTGCTTGAAATTCATATGGGGCAGTAATATGCTGTAAATATACTTCTCCGTTAGTATATGAACCACCACCTATAACCACATTTCTAGAGATACCTAAATTATCATCTACAACTACCTGAGATCTGTTTCTACTTCTAAGAACCATGATATCAGCAATAACTGATAAACTAGTACCACCATCAATATTAAAATCTTCTTTTGAAGCTATATTAACTTGAGTGCCGGCAACAGCCATAATAGTACCACCAAGGTTAACTGGGCCGGTAGTTTTAATATCTATCCCACCAGAGCCGACTATTAAAGAATATCTATTGCTTATAGTTTGAGTAAAATTACCCCCAGGCGGATCATCCACATAAGTGTACTCGACTAAATCTATATTAGTTTCAGTTAATATTGTACCCGAACTATTTACATTACGGTACTGATTAACTTTCTTAGGGGTATTGCTGAATCTATAACTTGCTACATTATTAAAAATAAGACCCACATTACTGAACTGATGTTTAGTAACAGTCTGTATATAATTTCCACCGTAGCCTAGTTTTCTTTCCGCTTCAGCTAAAGTCTGTATATTGCTATCTATTACTGATTGTAGAGAAGTTTTTCCAGGGGTATTTTCGGGCTGAGCTAAAATTGATGCTATATTAGCATAAGCTGTATGCCACTCTTTATAAGCTTCAAAATTTAAACTTCCTACTTTTAATAAGTAATCCCCTTTAATAATATTATCATAGTCTCTAGCTATGTAATGATTACTATGTCCCTTTACTGTCTCAAATTTATCTCTTAAAGTTAGTAATTGTAAGTTCTTAGGGCTAAACAAAGAATTATATGTATTGTTAAATTCTATAAAGCCGCCTGCAAAATGGGTTATTTTGAAGCGCTCTCTATCCATAGTGTTAATAATTTCTATAGCTGCGCCTCTTTGATTAATAACCATTTTATTGCGGTAGGTACGAGTACTAACGTCTTCTTCGCGTATATTAGGATTTATATTTTCAAAAGCCCCGGGATAGTCTTGCGCGCTACCGTCTTCAGCAGTAAAAATACTCTTAAAATCATCTTCTCCAGAAGCAGTACCTACATAAACAGGATACATAGGTATACCGTCTCTAAAAAATACCCATACATGAGCCCCTACATTCGGTATAGCAAAAACACCTTTAGCTGCATTAGAATATGTAGATGGTCTATAACTACTACCGTTAGGGTTTAACTTAGAAGTTTTATTACCTTGCGTATCAGTAAAAGCATCGCTAACTCTGAAATTATACTTTTCGTATACAGCCCCGGGCTTTTCTCCAAAACTTTCTTGGTTCAACTGATATTCAGGGGCAGTGGTGGTGCTATTAGTACCAGTTAAACTAAAAGTATAAGTAGCATCTGAAACTGTAGCGGTTTCATAATAAGCATTGTATGTGCCTGAAGCCGAGCCACCGGCAATCGGGCTACAATATTCAGCCCAAGGCAGCTCATCTCTTAATTCATCTATAATAAGACTTAAATCAGAATTTATATTTAAACCAGGAAATTTAAAATGGCGATCCTGTTTTAGTTGGTTCCATTTATTGTATACATTAAGACTTATATGCGGTACCCAAACCTTGATGCGACCTCTGTATTCAGGGTCATTATTCTGCACGCATACACCAAGATATATATTATCGTAAGTCTTCATTAATATTGAATTAATTCTCTCTCTGCAATTAACGTATTAGTGGTAAGCTGTTTAAGATTGTTAATATTACTATTAGTAAAGTCTACTTGTATATTATTATCTTCGCAGGTAGCACTTACACTCCAAGAAAACGGGGTTAATAAGTTACCTATAAGTGAGTTATTGAAGGGAAGGAAATTAGATAATTGAGGGTACAAATCGTTTATAGAATTTATTATAGACGGGCTAGAATCTAATCTTCTTTGATAGTCTGTATTAGCCATTATTAGCGTGCCGTTTACCGCAGAACCGGGGGTAACGTCTGTACCGGTACCTGGCCCTATTTTTGCTATATTATTAACAAAAAGACTATTAGCTATAGAATAAAATGCTGCAATACTACTCGATAGCCCTGGTACTAATAGATCATCTATAATAGAATTATATGTCTTAGTATCGTTATTATTATTAGTATTATATGTTGTTAAATAGTACAAAGAACCAATACTTTCTGAAAATACTCTATAGTAAGGACTATTTTCAGTAATTATTTCATAAACTGCAGGGTGAGAATAGTACATTGCCTCGTCCCACCAAAATTTGCCCCAAAGTACTGGTAACCTATCAATAGTGGTGGTAACTGTAAAGACTTGATTATTTTGGGGTACTCCTGTTAATTCTTTAAAAAAATCTACCTGAGAACCAATAGGGTTAGAAGAAAATTTAGTAAAATAATACGCTTGGGTTACCTGTTGCTGAGTCTGAAAACCTGGAAAGTTATAGCTATACCAATATATGGTAGTGTTATAAAGATCGAAGGTTTTTACTATAGTAGCCATCTTATGTATTTACCTATGCAACTTCATCATCAATCTTAAGATTACGGCTTGCGTAAGGTTTTATTGCTGTTATTGTATTTGTATACCCGTTCTGAGAAAACTCGTGAACCACCCTAGTGACAAACCACTGCCCTAAAAACTTTTCGTCAAAGTCATTGTCAATATTACCAGTTGCTCTATCTAAGCCTATAAATTTATTAACCTGTCTCAATGTACTACCGGGCACTGTAAAAGTAATACATTCATTTAAGAACAACCCACTTTCAAGCATTACATTACGCCCTTCAGGGTATCTTTCTACTTTAGATTCACCGTAAGAGTAAGCTGTATTTATAGTTATGGATTCGGTCTTATTTTTATTTAAAGCAAGTAAGGCGTATGGGTTTAATGCGTATTTAAATTTGCTTATATAATTTTGTTGGAAGTAATTCTTAACACTTTCTATAGTGTTCTCCTCTAGATCCATTACGAACTCTTTACGACCGGTATGATTAGTACATACTGAAGTGTTAACTAGCATGGCATTACTATCTATTGCTGACATATTAACAAATTGATAGTTAGTTATAGTGCTTAGTTGTCCTAAGGTTATATTTCGTTTTCCAGTTGGATCTGGCGGGGTATAGGGTAAAGAAGGTATTATAACACTGTTTGCTTCAGATGTCGCTAAATAAAATTGCTCTAATTGGTAGTCTCCAGCCTGCCGAGAATTATTTACAGCTTTATTTAACAAAGAAGAAATAGAAAGTAAATTCCATGTCTTATCGTATCTATCTCTAAACAAAACACCGACATCTCCTGCATTATTACCTTCTCTAGTACTGCAAACATGTCTTTTTACTAAGAACTCTATATCGTAAGAAACAACGCTATCTACTGAGGGGGTATAAAAAATTTTACTGGCACCTATATCCCATTCTTCAGAAAATTTTTGTTCACTAGTCTTGTTGTTAAGGGCATAATTTATTAGGCTTTTTAAAGCTAATCCAGTAGGCACTCTCCGTATTAAATCTGGCAATTGAGAAGATTTACCGTTATATTCCGGAAATAATTCGTATAGTACCTCATTAGTACTCCAGTTTGCATTAATTTCTGTACAAAGCTGATAATCTGTTTCCCAAAAATATAGTTTTAAATTTTTTTCTCTTGGTGTTTCACCGGGTATATCTTCCGTATCATACACGGTAAAAATATACGTCATAGTCCAAAATTCAGGTTCAAACGCTTCCTGTTCTATAAAATCAGTTTCAACTACTGGTTTTATGTTAACAAATAAAAGATCCCGGCCGTCGTTACGAAATTTATAATTTATATTTGTTGGAGTAAATTCATTAGCTTTTTTCTCCAAAACATTGTAAGCATTTTGTATAACTATATTACCTTGCTTATACCAATGATGCGTGCTTTCTTCTATAACAAGGGATACAATAGAAGCAGCATTAACAGGGAACGCGACCCCCTGAGTATTATAAAGCGTAATGCTTACTTCATAATCTTGGTTGTTTAATCTTAATCTATTCTTTACACTTCCGTTTTCCATTATTGCTGTAAGGTTTGCAGCACTGAACGTACATATTCAGGCTTTAATATTTTTAATTCAGTTCCAGCAGCAGGGTAAAATACCGGATTAGTAATACGATTTAAAGCACATATTAACCACCAAAGATAGATGGTACCGTAAACTTTATATGATATAAACGTATAAGGTAAATTGTCGTTAGGTACCGTATATGTAGAATAAACAGTTTCGTCGACATTTTCAGGAAAATTTACTTTTCTTAAAATATTATAAAAATATTGATCTGCAGTATTTTGATAAACATTAAATACATTTTCGTACCTAAACTGGTCTAAAGTTGGTAGCTCATTAATATCATTCTGTTTTTGTGGTGTATCGGTCATGTTATACTCCTGTTACGCTAACTTTGTAACTTGGATCCTCAACAAATTGAAAAATATTACGAGCATTTCTTAAACTGCTTTCTAAAGTAAAAGTTACTTTATATGCTTCAGGTATCATTTTTATATAGGGACTAACTGCCCCTCTGTCGTCAACTTCTCCGGTGCGTATGTCTATTAAGCGAGTTGTGCCCACATTTGTAATTTGTAACCCTGTAACCCAGCAAATAGGTAATTGCTTATAACCTGGTATAGTTGCTCCATATAAGCATGGCGGGTCTAATAGGTTAATGCCTTTTCTGTTTGAAAGATTTTGATAGGTAAAGAGATAACAAAATTCCCAGTTACGCTGTATATCCTTTACATTTACAGTGTTTAAAAGGTAAAATGTAACATCTATTTTATCACTACCGGTACCTGTAAAAGATTGTGGAGACTCTCTGATTAAAGCGCCGCCACCTAAGGTTAATGCTGCTTTTGTAGCTCCTTGATATATATTAAATAATCCTTTTAAGCTACCAAACGGATCAGCACCGGCACCACCGCCTTTTACTGCTGTAATCCCGCCACTTGAACTAGCGCCAGTGCCAGCTGCTTTATCTAATTGTTCTACCCCGCCTAGAGCTTGCTTAAGAGCATCTTTTATTGCAGTACCTTCGCCCCAGGTGTTATTTGGAGAAACCATATTAGCAGCTCCAAGATATGGTAGGTTATAAGACCACCCAGTTGGGTCTATAGCATAAAGGCCAGTGTATGGTTTTAAACCAGATTGATCATCGGCCCCAGCGGCAAAGTCCTGTTTTAAAGTATTTTGCGCAACTTCTTGAGAAGCATCAGCTGCTTCTTGGGCAGCTTTTTCAATATTACTAAATATTGTATTAGCTAAAGCTGTGCCGGTTCTTTGTATATTACCAACAGTTTCCTGTTTTATAACGTTTAAATTATCTACTTCCCCTCTTAAAGTATAAAGAAACCCAGATACTTCACTTGATAGTACCAGCTTATACTCAGTTAATTGGAGCATAGGTACAATTTCTCTTGCTACAGGTTGAGATAAAGTCCAGCGATAAGCTCTATGTATATCTACTAATCCAGGTATACCTCTAGTAAAACTAGTACTACCTTCATTCTGAGGCACGCTGGTATTTGGAACTAGCTTAGGTGCTCCTAGTTTTTCAAATACCTTTTTATAAAGATTTGCTTCGTACGCCATTATATTAGTCCTCTAGAGTAAATTAATTTTTGTCTATATTTATTACGTTCTACATATGGTATATCTCTTTCAGAGCTATTTTGATATATATTGGTAATATTAGAGCCACCAGAAACAGTATTTAGTCCAACAGTAGCTACATTATTTGCATTCTGTCCTTGAGCCTGTTCTTTTACGGTTTGAATTAATTCTTCTAATTTTTCGATTATATTAGAACCCGGCATTCCGGGTAATTGGGTTAAAGGAGCTTCTAAAGGTATTTTGGATTTAGTATCTGCTTGCAAAGGTATTACTGCTTCATCCCCGTGCAGGGTTACATTATAACCGTCTTCAGGGCCTGAGAAAATACCACCAAAACGAGCTTTTTTAGCTACCCCGTTATCTCTTACTGAAGTAATTTCACTCCAGTTTTTATCTTTATTAGTCTTCCAGTCGTTTACTATATTTATTCTTTGCTTATCATACTTGAGTTTGCTTAAGAGTTCAGGAGTATAGCTAAAAGCTTGTTTCTGAAATTTACGATCTTTGCCCATTCCTGTTTCGTGAGCAAACACAGCATTCTTATAAAGAATTTCTTTATGTTCATCAGTTAAATCTTTTTGCGATTTAAGCTGGCGCTCAAAATATTTTAAATTAGTTTTCAGTTGTTCGTAAACTTCAGGCTCATAACGTTCCTTGCGATCGTCCGAGATAAATTCTTTTAACATACCTACTAAACGAGTCATTGAATAATCCTGACGATTCCCTGCAAGCGGATCTTCAAAACGGTTGTTCTGCTGTACAGCTGCAATTTTGTCTTTAGGGCTTTCCGTATTATTTAAAGGTACTACTGCTTCAGTACCATGCAGCTCTACCGGGTAACCTTCTACCGGGCCCGTAAAAATACCTCCATCTCTGGCTTTTGGTAAGTCTTTTTTCGAGGCTTTTACTTGGTCGTTTATAAATTCAGGCGTTTCTGCGATTTTTTCTTGAGCACGAACACGTCGCATTTCTTCGAGCTTTTCAGAGGCACGCCGAGCTGCTGCTTCAGCTGGGTCTTGAATTTGTCCAGATTCAATACCAGCACGTTGACGTCTGTTATACTCCGCATTAAAATCCATTCTGGACTCTATAGTGTAACCAGCATCCGGCATAGGCGGTAAGGTTCTTATATCCTTAGTACCTGCTTTAGGCGCTGGAAGATTACTATCTCTACTTACTTCTGCATAGCTTTGAGCTTTTGCCCCTTCTCCGTCTATACCTAAATACTTAGATACTTTTTCTATAACAAAATCAGGAACAAAAGGTAATTTTTTAAGAAACTGTAATGCTCCTTTCATTACATCTTTAAATTTATCAGAAAGAAATTTGTTTAGACGGCTTAAAAGACTGCCGCCTGAACTTTTAGGTATATTTAAAGCATCTTTAGGATCTTTTGTTTCAGCTTTATCCTCTCCAAAAAGATCCATTATTAAGCTGGCACCTGTAGTGAGTAATGAAATAACCGTACCCACACCTGGAAAAAACCCTGCGACGCCTGCTACCACATCTAGTATACCCTGTATAACTTTACCTGATTTAAAATGATTATACGCGCTCGCGAAAGAAAACAAACTGCCTATGATAGGTAAAAATTTTAATTTAGGTAAAAATTTACCTCCAAATTTTACCGCTGCTTGAGTCATTAAAGCAAAGATATTACCTTCTTTACTCGCTTTACCTGCTTTAGCGTCTTCAGTTTGACCCGAGAGGTCTCTAGCAGCATTAAGAAACCCTAGACCTATAGAAATTGCAGTGCCTATACCTGGTACTAAGGTAGCTACCCCTGAAGCTAAATCGATTACCCCGCCTATAAAGTCTCCTTGCATGATTCGGCTAATTGCTGAACCAAAATCTATAATAGTACCTATAATCGGTAATCTTCTAGCTATAGGTTTAATAAATTTTACTAGGGCTGGGAATAATTTAGAAGCCTCTGCGAGTACTTTAGTACCAAAAATTCGAGTACCTAGTTTGCCTACTTCTTTCATTAACCCCTTAAATGGGCCCGAATCAAACCAGCTACCTATAGCTAAAGCAAGAGCGCCTGCTAGTCCAGTAAGCAATGGTGTTAATTTACTACCAAAAACCTTAGTAAGAATACTATCTTTGTCTCCTGTTCCACCAGTTGTAACTTGTTCAGTTACAGCTTTAGTTGCTTTACTTTGAAGACCTAAAGTTTTAAAGAGTTTAGTTAAATCCTCCAATACTTTATCATCTATTTTAACTATTGAAACAGGCTGAGGTTCTTTTGTTTTTAATGCAGCAGCTGCTTCTTGACCGGTAGTATCGTCCGCTTTTGACGTTTCTGTAGCAGGTGCAGCTGTTAAAGGCTCAGCTTTTTGTTCAACTCGTATAGGTACTACTTCTTTTTCTTTAACTTCTTCTTTTTTAGCTTCTTGTACTACTGCTTTAGATTCTTTTTTATCTTTAGTGTCTTTAATAAAAGCTAAAAACTTTTTATAGAAAGTATCTATAGACTTATTAGTTTTAGTCGAAGTCTCATTTAATTTATCAAGATTTTCATTTGTCCCTTTTAACTCTTTTAAAAAGTTAGGAGGTATTTGTAGTTTTGGCGCCTTTTCAGTCTTTTCTGGTTTTGCTTTAAATTCTGCAACAATATCAGCTAACCCTTTTCCAGCAGGTAAAGGGTCCGGGGTTTCAGCTGCTTTTTTGGTTGCATCCTCAGCCATATTTAATACTTAGGTATGCAACATAACTTTGTATATTAGGTTATCGAGAACAGACTTGCATCGATAGTAATATCCAGTTCTCTAATATTACCATTAGAATCTACCCCATCAACACGGGTTATTTTACGCTGTATTGCAGCTACATTTTCAAGATAAGCAATTATTCCTTTTACCACTGCTGCAGGTAACTTTTCTAATACTAGATATTTTTTAGTGAATGAAAGATCTTTATACCCTATGTCTTGAGTTTTATTGTCTACAGTAATATTAATTTCCTTAATAAACTTAGAGATTTCCCCAATAAATGCTTCCCCTAAAGATTCATTAATAGTAGTATCTTCAGTTCGTTTTTCTCTTATTTGCTTTTCTAAGCTATATTGCTCATTTAAAGTAGGGGGACCTACTTTTATCGTAATATTATTAAAAGTAAACGTTTCAGAAGCAGGTACGGTAATTTCTTTTACACGCTCTTTAAACGAAGAAAGGTCTATGTTATAATCTATATTATCTTGTTCAAAAGTATAATTAGAGCCATAGTTTTCTATACGATATTGAAGCAAAACACATAAACTATCTATAGTTGTAAAATTACTTAGTATATCTTTTTCGGTACAGTTTTCTGTAATAATATTGTGTATAGCAATAATAAAACGGGTTTGAAAAATAGGGTTATCAACGGCTGCCTTAAGTAAAAGTTTTTGCTGCCCGGTAGAGATACTTTTAAATTTAACCTCTCTCTTTAAACTAGGCACATACAAGGAAACAGTGTTTTCCTTATTAATTGCATCTAGTATTGACAGTACGTTATTAATATCGCTCATATTAAGATTTAGATTTTAGATGTAGCTTGTCCACTATCCGTTCATGTTAAACTCAGTTCCTGCATACCCTGGAATATTATTTGAAGGGGTTTGAGATGCCGCGGCTTGTTGAGTTTCCTGTAAATACAGAGACCAATACAAATACAATTCTGCTGGGGCTAGCTTATCAATATATTCCCCTTGAAAATGTAATTTTGATACTAGATTGTATATAAGTTTGTAGAGATTATTTAAATCATCAGTAAACAAAAGTTTGTTTACTTGTAGTAACATACCTATATCTGTTGATAAAGGCATATCTACAGCCGGGATTTCGCTAAAGGGTGATTTTATAAAAAGTAATTTATTTTGACTTAATTCTATCTCAGCCTTGTAAAGAGCTTTAATTATTTCATTGTTTAAATTAGCAGGTAAATTTTCAACAATAAGACATCTTTTATCAAAGGAAAGTTCATTAAATTCTAAGACTTTATCATCTGTTATTATTCTATCTATGCTAGATGCTATTTGATATATGTAAAGATTTTCCGGTACTTTTTCCAGAAAATACTTTTCATCTCTAGCCTTTACAATAGAATGCTCAACCTTTATATTTCTATATTCAGTTACTGAATTATATTGCAGCCCGCTAAGTTTATCAAAGATAGTATCTAACTGTATAGTATATTCAAATTCTCTATTAGTTTCCTTACAAGCAGTTTTTACTTTAAGATCTGGACTTACACTTATTGCTCTAGCATTAACTAATAATATAAGCTTATCGACAACATTAAGGCCTTCTTGAAGTATCCCAGGTACTATTTGTTCTACTACGTAATTTGAATGAAGTATAAAGGAAGATTCGTCGTTGTTATAAAGGGATTTAATTAAATCTTTATAATCTTTAGAGCTTATTTCTCTAGCCCATACAGTTTTATTAAATCCCGGTAGCTTAACACTATATGTAAATCCCATTTAATTAATTTACTATAGTGTAAAAAAGTCTCTACCTTAAACGCCTGGTATTCTATTATTAGCGGTAAAGCTTGGTAAGGAACTTGCATTGCTACGGATTACACTCGCAGCATTGGTTAAACTTACCTGTCTATTACTTGCTGTATCATTACTACTTCCAGAACTAGTTTTAATCGTGTAATAGTTATATACCCATTGCGTTGCAACAATCTTCGTATCACTCGCTCCCCAAGTGACCGTCTGCTCATCAAAACTAATAGGGGCACAATCAAAGAAAGTATAAACTTTACGCTCTATTGAAGATTTACTAGCGCGGTTATTATACAGGCAAACTTTAATATTTGTTTTTACGTTATAATTTGAATCTGCCTCTCTAGCAAATAAACCATAATGAGAAACTGCAACAACCCATGGTCTTAATACCGAATCAATAAATGAATCGGTAGTTTCTAGAAATGTTGCTCGTAGTGGCTGTTTTGAGCTACGCGCATTACTGACCACTCCAGATAATACACCACCAGCGTACTCTCCAAATTCTTCAGACAGACCAACTCTTTTTGATCCTATAGATTCATTAGGTAGAGTAACTCCGTTAGCAAAAAAACATTTATAATTGTAAGATGGTCCTTCTAAAGTTGAAGTAAGCTTGGATCCCATTTGAGATACGCTCCATTTATTTGGTTCAAATTCAGAAATTCTATCGTCGCTAAAAGTTTTAAGCCCGTTAGGAAAAGATTCTATAAAAATAATAAAATTAGAATCAATTGGTATGGTGGTACTCGGGTCAGCTAGAAATTGCTGAAATAAAGATAGATCAGATTCAGGAGAATCGTTATTGGCTCTCGGCCCGAGTAATTGCATAATAATTTTTAGCGTCTACCGCCGAATATACCGCCTATTTGAGAGAATATAGAACCAATACGACCTATTGTACCACCTACTTGAGAAATTACCCCGCCAATATTACGGACGTTCTGACCTGTATTTCTAATACCACGAGCGACACCGCCACCACCTAGACCTTCAGCTATCCAGTATTGATATGCGACAGTAGCGGTTATTTCTTGTATTGCACCGCTTCCGGTCATATTATAATTAATTGCCCCAATATTGGTTATAAAGCAGCCTAAAAGCTCATAAGAACGTATTGGGTTTAATTTATCATCTAATAATGATAAAACTATTTTATATTGCTGTAAACCTCTCGGTTCCATATTACCCGTAGAAGATTCTTGATCAAAAGTATCTCCCATAGATAGTTCTAAAAGACTTCTTAAATTAAAATCTTGGGTACAATAAAAAGTTGTTTGCCAGCTATTAGAGCCATCATACGCTACCGCACCAGGTATATTAAAATTTAACCCCATAAAAGGAGCGTTTTGTACTGCAATAGACTTACCGGGTAGAGTTGCTGTTTTTAAAAATACTAAATCTTCATCTCTAATTTGATCTATACCATTCACAACAAAGCTAGTAATTCTCAATTGGAAATCTCTGGAAAAATTACGGGAGCTAGCTTGTTGATAGAAATCCTGAATTGTTTGATTTATAGCCATGTTTTTATATACTTACTATTGTTTAATTGGAATTATCTGAAGTGACATATTGAAATGCTATAGTAACGTTGCATGTAGCTAATTGCCCTGCATCCCCCACGCTAAAACTCATAGCCCCGACGGTAGTGGGGTAGCAGCCTATAAGTTTATAGTTTCTTATTTCAATTAACTCTCTAGTTTCATTTAAGGTTGGGTTATTTGCATCTATACCTCGATTAGAAGCATTTAGTAAAGTAAATTCAATATCTGAAAGACCAGTAGTAGATATATGCTTATGTTCATCAAAAATTTTACGACTCCAAGTTTCAAGTATATCTCGTAAAACAAATTGACGATCACAATAAAATGTTACCGCCCAGCTTAAGTTTTCCGGGTAACTGGCTCCCATAGGAACGTTGAAATCAAATGATTTAAAACTTACTTTAGAACTTGCTATAGTTCTTCCAGGTATAGACCCTCCTTGCGCGTAAAGTAATAAATCAGAATCTTCTGAGTTAAATACCCCGGTTATATTTTTTATACGGAATATATTGGAACGGGCAAAACCACGGGATACCGCTGTTTGGTAAAAGTCTTTTATACCGTATCCTTGTAACTGGGCCATTTGTAATACTTAATGTTGGAACAATAAAAAAGCCTCACTCCCGTGAGGCTTTTTATTAACTATGGTTATTGCTTAAACGTGTCTCCAGTAATGGTAAGCCAGTACTGAAGTAAAGGTTGTAGGAGCGCCTGCTCCTGCAGAGTCATACCCTTCTACTGCCCCGATAGCCTGTATATAAACACCAAATAGCTTATAGGTGTTAACTACATTTTGCTTATCATCAAGCTGTTCGAGCTGAATGACTTTATCTATACCACGTACTGATAAATCCCCTATACTTGTACTATCATCAAAAACTTTATTAACTTGCCAATCCTCTAACTTTTTACGAATTATACCTTTAAGGTCATTACGGAAAGTCACATTCCAACCTTCTGAACCAGGGTAGGTTACTGTACCTGGTACGTTAAAAGGAAGGCCCATATAAGGCACGGCTTGATTGGTTATGTTTCTGCCTGGAAGCTGCTTTGTAGTAATATATACAAAATCATCTTCTGTGAATGTATCTTCTCCAATAGAGGTTACCCGCAACATGAAGTCACGTGAAAAACCTCTGGCCTGAGCTACTCTATAAAAATCTTGGATTGTTTGTGCCATAGTGTTTTAATTACTTAGGTTATTAAGCTTGTAATAGCTCATTGAAGTTTTGAGATGTCTTAGTAGCGTAGAAGTTTACTAAGATAAACTCTGCTGTGCGTACTGGCTTAATGTAAATGTCGATTACCATTGTGTTATCATCGATTATATCAGCAGTGTTGTTAGTCTCATTGCATACAATTAGATAATCGTATAGACCTTGTGTGTTCTTAGCTAACTCGAAGAGAGGGGCTAATGTGTTTACAGCGCGGCTACGGGTAAAAGTTGTATTAGGCTCGAATACGAAGTATCTCATCGAACGTAATGTAGCTTTTTCAAGGAATAAGAATAGACGACGTACATTAATACGGTCAAATGCGCTTGGAGCCTTGAGTAAGGTCTTTTGGCCGAATACTGTATAGCCTTCGTTAGGAAAGAACACTACCGGGTTAAGAGAGATCTTGTAAAGTAGGTCGCGTTGTTTTTGCTGTGGATTTACACCAAGATCGGTTAAACCATTGATTATACCACGAGTTAAACCAGCAGGCGCAATCCAAGGGTAGGTTGCAGCATCACTTGCGGTCATCATTGCTCCAGCATAACCGGAGAATGGTACCCATACACTTTGAGAACTGAAGATGTCAGTGATCTTAGCCCAGTTTGCATAAGCTGTAGCATAACTTGTATTATATGCTGTATAGCTGTTGCGAAGTGGCCAGTAAATGTTTTGAGAGAAGTTTTTGCTCTTATCGTCAAGAGTCTTGTAATTGGTACCAGTTACAAAGATCTGACGTAATGGGTCAGATAGGAATAAGCAATCCTTACGACGGTTTCTTGTAAAACTTTCGAACTGAGATGTAATAGTATTCCAGTTATTAAGCAATACGCTTGTTGTTACTGGGTTGCCATCGGAAGCTGAGAGAGCATTGATATAAGTTTGAAGCTGGGTGCTTACTACTGTATCATCGAATGCACTTGTACCAGCGGCTACTGTAGTTGCATGAATTGTTGACAAACCACCGTCTACTACAAGGTCAATATCAACTACGTCAGTATTTTCGGCTAAGTTAAGAACGTAATCGAGCTTAGTGCTTACGTTACCGATTGTTTTATCTTGATTTGCAGGTAAAGTTGCTGCATATGTACCTAGAGCGTATAGGTTATTTGCCGGCTTGAACGAGGGTACTCTAATTGCAAGATACGCAGAAGCTTGACCGTAGAAAGTATAGTCAGGATCTGATGTCTGCGCACTGTTAATAGTTGCAAGAGTATTGTCTTTAAAGATTCTTACTCTCTTTGTTGAGTTACCGTTAGCATCAAGCCATACAGTTGATTGAGAAATATTTGGATTAACAAGTAATTGTAAATTATTAGAGTTATCATCTATACTTGTTTCAAGGTAGAAAGAAACTGGTTGACCACCATTTTCGTCTTGTACAGTACGTTGACTGTAAAGAGACCCTGTATAGCCTTCCTGCAATACATATTGCAAGGTTGTGGTGGTTGGGGAGAACGGGGAAGGGCGTACTCTAAAGAGAGATAGTATTAAAGTATCACTATAACCAGATGCGGCTATATTAAAGGTCGGAAGATCTTCAACATCCTTAGATAAGCTATTAATACCTGCTGTATAGGCAGCACTTAATGAAAAGCCAATTCTAGTATCAGGTACGAATGTATAACCTTGTTGGGAGGCTAATGCGCCATCTGAAAAATAAGAAGAACCTACAGTCCAGATATGTCCCGCATCGTCGTAATCGGTTGCAGGGTTATTACTATAGCTATCACCAATGTTTAGATAATAACCTTCAAACTTTTCATTAATTGTAGTCTTTGCTTTGTTTAAAACAATAAGGCCGGCCGCGCTAAGAGAGTTAATAGCCGCAGGCCCTGAAACTACAAAGCTACTTAAACCGATATTACCCGTAGTAGCTTTCCAAGTAAAATTACCTTGAGCAATAGTTTGATACTGATCTTCAGTTAATTTTACTAAAGCAGGTTCTCCAAAATAATAGCCTTGAGCAGAGCTTAAAGGTATTGTACCTGCAAGCATTTGTGTATTGCTATAGGTTGTAGTGTCTGTTGGAATTGCTATGACCGGGAATGCAAGAGCGCTATATTCACTCGCAGTACCTTCTCCGCCTTCGGCGCCATACGGTAAACGTGCTACTTTTACAGTTGGATTACCGCCATTAGTAAGTAACTGTCTTACTGAATAGTAAAAATAACGTTCTGCTGGATTAGTGGGGGTGCCGTAAATCTGTTCAAAATCAGAAAGAGAGTTTAAGTCAACGATTTCATAGGTAGGGCCCTGTGGAGCAAAACCTGTGACAAGCACGTTTGTGCCAACTGGAGTGACTGCTCTTGTAGATAGATCGATTTCGCGAATTTCTACACCTGGGGAATTAATAGTACGTACGTTTGCCATAGTAGATTATACTATTATTTACTAATTCGCGGCTTGATTTTTGCCTTTTTTTATAACAATTTGACGTCGAGCTGGCCAAAAACAAATGTAAATGAAGACTCTATCTGTTCCCCGTCTCTATAATTATAGCTAATTTCCCCTAAGCCTGTAATAAACGCTCCAATATAATCGAACTGTATTTTTTTGTTATTGTATTCGTCTAATCCGTAAACAGATATATTGGATTGATAACTTGTGGTTAAGTTACCGTTTGGGTCCGGGGTATCGTTAAAATTATAGGTACTGTTTTTACTATCGTTAATTAGATTTAGCCACTTCCAGAGTACCCACCAGTTACTGTAGTAGTTGTCTACAGTGAAATTGACAGTTACAGCGCCGTAAGCGGGTCTTGAATAACTAGTAAATTTTACAGCTTGTCCGCCAAATGCAGTGTCAACTTCAGGAATTGCAATCGTTGGTACGACACTGCCATAGACAGAATACTGTAAACTATCCAGATTTAAATTGGAAGTATTTCTGTCTCCCGGGCTTATCTTGTTTATTTCTTTTAATACATCCGGTAAGTTAAGGACAAGCAAGAACTTGTCCTTTCTATTTTTATTGAGTATTGATTGCTGTATACTCATTAACCATTTGCTTTTTCAATAGGAACCGGTTTAGAATTTTTATAAAATTCTTCTAATAAAGCTGTATAGGTATTTTTAAATGATTTATTCTCCAGAGCTGTGCCAGGTGCTTTTCTTTTTCCACGCGCTGCCCCTACTTTATTCATCTGTTTTAAATCCTTAGGCACCCCAGGTTTGCCTGAAAGCTCTTTTATTCTTACATTGTCCTCTGCTGTTCTATCAAAACCTTTCTTTAATAGAGCGCGTAATTCTTTAGCTTCGTCAGAAGTAATTGGGACCGGTGTTGGCTCTGGTGCCGGAGCAGGCGCAGGCGCCGGAGCAGGTGCCGGGGCAGGGGCAGGCGCCGGAGCAGGGGCAGGCGCCGGAGCAGGTGCCGGAGCAGGTGCCGGGGCAGGTGCCGGGGCAGGGCGTGGTTTCGGAGTCGGGCTAGGAGCCGGGGTAGTTTTACGCTTATCATCTTTACCAGATGGAACACCGTTTCTTTGTTTATATGCATTAAGAGCTTTAGCAATTAAAGGTACCGCAACAGCACCAAGCCCCCCTGTAGCAATAGCGCCAAGAGCGGCCCAGGGCCCGTATTTACCTACCCAATTGCCTAAGCCTTTTAAAGCTGATTTAGCAAAAGACGCGAGAGTTGAGAAAAAGCCACCTTTCTTTTTTGCAGCTTCTTCTATATTTTCTTTATATAAATTTATAATATTTCTCTCTACATTTTCATCAACCCGTCTTAGTATTTCTATATTTCCACCTGAAGTTACAAATTCTTCGAGGGTTTTTATATCGTTCGGGTTTTTCTTTAATATTTGCTCTACGCAGATAGTAATAAGAGCTTCTTCTAGAGTTTCTTCTTTTACAGGCTGTTGATTATGTCTTTTTATAATATCGTTAATTTTATTAACGTCATTTGCCTGCACTGCTGCATCAAGCTCTTGAAACCCTTTAGGGTCAGTTTGCGCAATACGAGCAACTAATTCGTCAACTACAGAAGGTAATTGTTCTTTAGGTACTTGTTGTACTGCCTGTTGTAAAGTCTGTGGTTCACTTGCTGGTGCTTGTTGGGTGGCTGGCTGGGCAGGGGCTGCTGGAGCCGGAGCAGGGGCTGGAACGGCCGCGGCTGTTTGTTGTACAGGGGCAGGTGCCGGAGCAGGGGCAGGTGCCGAGGCGGGAGCTGGGGCTGCTTGAGGTTGCTGGGCAGGAGCAGCTGAAGTAGCAGGCGTAGCAGTAAGCTGTTCAATTAACTGACCTATGTATCTAGTCTGCTGCTCACAAAGATAGTTCTGTAAAGCTGAAAACTCGTATTTTGTTTGAAGTACCTGCAAGTTTTTCATGTATTTAATATTTACGTAAATAATAAGTGTTTGTTTGCGGATTAAATCCTATCTCCATATTACTCGTGCTTAGTTTACGAGGTTGACCGGAGCGGATTTTATTTATATCTAAATTATACTTTGTAATAATTTCTTGAGCTTTTGCATTAGCAATCGGTGTAGTTACATTATTTTGTTCTTTCTTTTTATGTACTACATCAATATCGTCTCCGAGCTTATGCATTTGCGCGACTATACCTAAACCAGATTTTTTTGGTTCTAGACTTGTAAGCTTTCTTATACCCGCTAATGGCTTACGATGATGGGGTCCGCGCTTAGTAGAAATTTTTAGAAAATCTTTAAAACTCTCATTAACACTATCAAGCGATAGCTGTTTATCTTTTTTTGCTAAAACACCTTTCACCAGTCTTTCTACATCTCCAGTTCTTCTAAGTTCTTTAAAAGCAAGATTTTCTGGAGAAAACTCTCCGCCTTTTTCAAGGCCGGCTTTGCGTAATTTTAAAAACCCTTCTTTAGCTTTTTCTGCGCAATCAACATTGCAATCTGAGCTTAATGCAAAATCTATAATATCTAACATAGCTTGTTTTTTCTTTTTTACTTGCTCTATATCTATGTCAGTCTTTTCCTTAGTAGGTTTAGGTTCTGTTATCCACTCGTTATTTTTGAGAGAGTAAACGCCGGTAGAATGATGAGGTTCAGATTCATCTTGTATATAGACTTCTACATCGTAGTCTTTAATAGTAATATTACGAGTCGTATTCCATATAGTTTTCTTAGCACTAAAATAATCTTTTAATAAATCTACATCAACATCGTACTGCTTAAAGTCGGTAATAATGTGCAAATCAAAATCACTATATTTGGTATAATTATAATTCGCTAAAGACCCTGTTAAAGTAATATCCACTATATCAATATCAATATCGATAAAGTCTATAAATGCTTCTGCAATTTCTAAAAGCTTTTCCTTTATTTCAGGCTTCAATTTCTTACCAACCCAAACCAGCGGATTTAGTTCAGTATGAAATTCGTAAGTTAAATCTTTTGCAGACAAAGCCATATAGTGTAAATATTTACTAGATGAGTCGATTTTTAAAGTTGCTAGAAGAAGCAAAGATAGCTAATAACCCAGCTATATACACTAAAAAGCTTGAGACCTTAATAGAATATTTAAAGTCTAAAGAAAACGTTTTGCTTATAACTACTAGCAATAGATGGGAAGGAGATAAAGAGCAGCCCAAAAGCACTCAACTTGCTGAATTTGTTAAGAAAGAAGTAGGGGGTAATAAAGTCGAGCTTATTGATGTAAGCAAACTTACAATACACTGCTGTGAGGGTAACGTTAGTAAGATGGATGGTAATAACTGTGGTGTAAAGGATGCAGAGTTAAAAGATAAAGAAAAAAACCCAACCGGTAATCACCGTTGTTGGGCTTCTATAAACAATAAAAATGATGAGCTCTGGAAAGTATCTAAACCTTTATTTGAAGCAGATGCTGTAGTATTCTTTGTAAGCGTACGCTGGGGCCAAGCGAATAGTGTCTATCAAAAATTAATCGAAAGATTAAATTGGGTAGAAAACAGACACACTACATTAGAAGAGGATAACATTATAGAAGGTAAAGACTCTGGTATTGTAGTTATAGGCCAAAATTGGAATGGAGAAACAGTTTTACAAACTCAAAAAAAAGTATTAGATTTTTACGGCTTTAACACTCCAGACGAGCTAAGCTTTAATTGGCAGTATACTGATGATACCTTAGACGAGACTCAGGAAAGCTATAAAAAAGCTCCTGAAGCTTTTGAGCAAGCTTTTGATATTAAACTGAAGTAACAGGGCCGTATCGCTCTTCAATAATTTTCATATTACGTGCATACGTAACAGGCTGATTAGGGTTACTATTAACGGTTACCCCGCCTTCATGAAATATAGGGAACGGCCCAGCTACTTTATTAGTGCCTTCAACTCCGTCTAATTTGACTTCAGGTACTTGATGTATACTGTAACCAGCACTATAAGCGCGTATGCAATAATCAATATCTTCCCCGCAACCTGGTGTGAATGTTTCATCGAGTAAACCAATTTTATTAATTACATCTCTTTTTATAGCCGCGCAAAAAAATAGTACCCAAGGCTTATGACCTTGATAGCGTTTAATTAAACCTGTAACACCGGCTTTTGGGTGATTGTTAAAAGGCTCGAGTAATTGATCTAACCAAGTATTGTTATATAAAACTGTATCGTTGTTGAGTAAGATAACATAATCCCCGGTAGCAGCTGACATGCCCATATTAACTGCTTTAGGGTAACCTAACGGGTGTGGCCAATGTACTATATGAAAATTTTTGTTACTATATTGAGTATGAAAAGAAAAAGGTGTAAAGTCCGTACAACCGTTCGACACTACAATTACTTCTCCATCGGTTAGATTGGTATTGTCTTTAATACTTTTTAAGCACTTATTAAGAAGATCCCACCGGTTGAGAGTGGGTATAACAATAGAAAATTTCATTAAAATTTATAGCTTAACTTTTGTATACTACTACCTAGTTTATACAATATGCGACTTATAAATCTTGAGAACTTTATATACCCAGTAGTATAAAAGAAATATTTATTAATAAATTTTGAATCTTTTTTCTTCTGTTCTTCTTTCCAGGCTTTTTCCTGCTCTTTACGTTCTGTATTATCCTCTTTAGTAAATTTAAAAAGCTCTATTTCTTCTAATTCTCCCTTAGAAAACACTGCTTTAAACTCTATCCAGCAGTCGTATTTACCGTCTACGTCTTGTGTAAAGTCATAAAAGTATATTTCTCCATGATGAAATACTTCTTCCAGATAGGGTTCTTCTCGAACTATATGCCCTAATCTATCAAAAATATTTTTAGAATTTTTATTACCTTCTATGTAAGTTTCTTTTTTATACTTCTCTATGAATAGTTTACGGCTCTGTATATAGTATTTAGCCATAACGCAATCCAAGTCTTTAGTTTGAAAGCTTCGGTCATTTGTGTTTAAACCTAAAGCTATCATTTCATCAGAGTAAGGTAGTGGCTCTGCTACACTTATATCATCAAACATTCCCATAAAAATATATTAGTATAATATTGCTAAAAATCAATAAATATTTACAAATGCGTTCAATATCTCATAATAAACTAACTCAAATTTATAGCCTTTTAAAAGAAGATAATGATACCGTATCAGGTATGGGCGGAGATTTTGTTGCAGAAGTAAAGACTCAATTAGATTGGAAACAAGTAGGATTATACGAGCCAGACACCCCTGATGAAAGTAAGCAAACGGAAATAGCTTTAAAGGAGCTATCTACAATACTCGATACATTTGATTCTCAGTTAAATAAATGGCGCGAAAAATATTTTAAGCTCGGTGCAAGCGATACAGTTTCAAAAGAACAACTTGCCAATTTTATAGCTAAATCAAGACTTGGTTTAATTAAGCTAGATTAATTATTAGCTTACATACCTGCAAGTAAAAACGCATCAAAGGACCCTGCAGCAGCTCCGCCTTGTACGCCTTGGGCACCTTGAGCGCCTGTACCACCGGTACCACCAGCTGCGCCTTGTACGCCTTGTGCTCCTTGAGCGCCTGTACCACCGGTACTACCGCCAGCTCCTTGTGCACCTTGTGCGCCTGTGCCACCGGTACTACCGCCTGTGCCTTGGTTACCTTGGTTACCTTGAGCACCAGTCGCTCCTTTAATACCAGAATAACCAGATATACCAGAATAACCTGAAGCCCCTTGGGCGCCACCAGCTCCAGCAGCTCCTTGTGCTCCTTGAGCTCCAGCAGCTCCTTGTGCGCCAGTTGCTCCTTGTGCGCCATTGGATCCAGCTGCTCCTTGATTACCTTGATTGCCTTGGTTGCCTTGATTACCAGTAGCGCCTTTGGCGCCAGAATAACCAGAATAACCTGATACACCTTGTACTCCC